AAACTTAATGATCTGTCTGGTATTGTATTTACGGCTATTGCCATTGCATGTAAATATTCTCCGTGATATTGTTCATGATTATATGTAAACTCTTTACGCACCCAACATTTAAAATGAGGGATGTTTGATATTAAGTAGGACATTTAATTTTAGCATCTCCATCTTCTACGTGCTTGTCTCAAGCGGCTATTAGGATTCTTAGCTGCTTTTGGAAATTTCTTCATTTGCCCTGCTGACCTTGCACAGAAAGATTTACGTCTTGCTGCTCTTTTTGCTGTTCTAGGTTTTGATTCTGTTACGGCTGTCTTTAATTTAGAACCGGGATTCTTACGTCTGTATGCGGCTACACCTTTAGCAGTCATACCTGCACCAGTTTTAGTAGGACGTTTATGACCACCTTTAATGGTCAATCCTTTCATACCTGTCCCTTTTCTTTTTCGTTTACGTACAGCCATTCTATACCTTTACATAAGTATTTTTAAATTTCTTTACTAAAAATTCACACAAATCAGCCCAATATTTTTTCCATTCTTTTGTACACTCTTCACAATTACAATCTATTTTAAAATTATAATCTCTTTTATGAGGTCTAAGTCCACTATAATCTATTTTAGAACTATCTACTTTATAAGCCATTATATAAATTTATCTGAATAAGTAGCCTTACCAAAACCTTTTACAGCTTGACCTACACCACGAACTTTACCTCCCACATTACGTTTTACTTTACCACCTGCTTTATACTCTTCTGGTTCTTCAAAAGCAGAATCACTGGTATCAAAAGTTACATTACCAAAAGGTGTTTTAACTAGACGTTTTTTACCTTCTAGTCCTTCTTTTCCTCTTAGTCCTACAGCACCTTTTACCATTTCACCAAAAGACATTGCTTCATCTTTTTTAGATTTTACATCAAAAGGATCTGAAGAAGATTGATTTGACGGTTTTGTTCCTGTTGGCATATCTGGTTTATAACTTTGAATTTTAGGTTTTCTTTTAGGTGTAGGAGGGGCTGCTTTTGTTTCTTTTTTCTTATCTCTTGTTGCAAGATATGCACCTCCAGCAACTAGAGGAGTTCCAAATAACATAGCTTTTTGAACTTTACTCATTCCAGTTGTAGCAGCATTTTGACTTTTATTTACTTTTTTTTGTGAAGTTTTTTTAATTTTAGATGCTGGTGGTTTCTTAGTTGTTGAAGTTTTTTTAACTTTAGATGAAGTTTTATTTAATGCTCTTTTTGCTTTTTCTAGCTGTCCAGCATCTTGACTTTTATTTACTTTTTTTTGTGGAGTTTTTTTAACTTTAGGTGGAGTTTTATTTTTAGCTCTATTCAGTGCATTAAGTGATTGTTTATTTTTTCTTTGCGCTAATTTTTTAGCTTTTGCACCAGCTCCTTTTTGACTTCTTAGAGCTTTTAAAAGAGCCTTACCAGCCACACCTAAACCTCTACCAGCAATAGCAAGACCACCACCACCAATACCACTAGCAACTAACATACCAAATCGTTTTTCAAATGTTCTACGTGAGTCTCGATCTAATTTTGCAGTAGTATCTGCACCAATTTTCTGAGCTTCTGCTCTACTTTTACCTTCATTTAAAGCCTTAGTAGTAGCTCTTAGTCCTGCTTGAACAGCCCTATTTTCTGCTGGTGTTCCTGTAATAGTGCGTTCTGTTTTTCTTGTTTGATCTCTTCTATTCATAGGTTTTCTCTCAATTTGTTTAGCTGATTGTCCTAATTCTTTGCGAACTTTTTTAATATAATTTTTTGTTTCTAGTGGTAATTTTTTTTCACCTCTAAGAAATTTATCAGCATTACCCGGACCAAAGTTATAAGCAATTAAAGCTGCATCTAAATTTCCGGGGTATCTTTTACGCATTGCTTTTAAATATTCACGACCAACTCTCTCTAATTCACTAAGTTTAAAGCTTCCATCTTTATTTCTTCCAGCAGGTTTAATCTTAAATCCCGGTTGTGCTGCTGTTGCTGGCATGACTTGCATCGTACCCCGAGCACCTTTAGGACTTACAGCATTAGGATCACCACCACTTTCAACTTGCATAACGGCTTTTTGAAGTAAACGATCACTAATAGCCATAATTAATTCTCCACCTTAAAAGATTTACCTTGAGTATAGTCTTCATCTACTACAACATCTTGAGGTGGTCCTTTTACATCTGGACCTTTACGTGCAGCACCATAGCCTTGTCCAGTAGGTCTACCTACAATATCATCTAAATCATATGGACGTTTAATTAGTGTATGAGGTCCAATCATTTCTTTCTCCTCTTTTTCTTTCGTTTCTTTTTAGGTGGTTTAGTTACCTGTTGTTTAATACTTGATCTACTAATCATCGTACATCATAGATACAATTTGACCACCTGTCATAGCAGCAACTATTCTGCCACCCTTTTTTGCGTATCCCATTTTATTAACTGTTTCTGGACTTTCTTTTTTTAAAGCTGCTAGTCCCGGTTGTGTTTCAGGATCAATAGGTTTTAAAGCTCCACCAGCTTGACGTTTTACTTTAGGTAATTGTTTCTTTTTTTCATCTTTTTCAGGTATTTTTTTTGGAGCACGAGTAATAGGATCAGTCTTTGGAGTTAAATCATCAAATAATTTTTTAACTTTTTTCTTTTTAGCCATAATAACTCTCCTACGATGCTGTTGGTTGTATTGTATTTGGGCCACCAGCAGGTGATGCTGCAAGAGCCATATCATCTTGTCTTGTTCTTCTAGCTTGATTACGTAATGCTTGAATTTGTATTACATACTGTGCTTCCCAATATTGTAGATTATTCCAATCTTTATTAAACATTGTAGCTTCCATCAAAGAAGCATAAAATAAAGCATTGTAACAATATTCACTAAAATAATTAGTTGTTGTTACACTTGTTCCTGTAGCAGATGCTAGAGGTAATGGTTGAGATTGTGTTTGTATTTCTGTTGTAATAACAGATGATGGAGTTGGAACTATTTTTAATGTAAGATTATCTTTTCTAGAATAGTAACGTGGTGTGCCAGTGGAAGCACTAACAGGCCAATAGTCCTTGACATATTCAAAAGTACGTGGTAATAAATTAGTAACAGTAGTTCCAGTGCTAACTACATAGTTTACATTCCGAACTACACGTACACGATCATTAAGAGTTACTGCACCAGCATTACCAGCAGATACAGAAACATTTGTAAATTCATCTAATCCAAAATCATCAAGATCTTTTACAAGACGAAACTCTGCTCGTTGTATAAAACCAGTAATAGCACTGGTGAACTCAGTGCCATCATTTTCAGAAGTCTCTTGGATGTCTGATTTTAGTTGAGCAAAATTAGGCATACTAACCTACGTATAATGTAATGGTAGGAGCATTAACTCCTGATACAGAAACACTTACAATACCATGTATAGGAACACCCATATCACCTATGTACATATCATTTGAATCTGTAGCACCTACACGATAATGAATAGCATTACCTTTTGCTGTTTTATTTGTAATTTGTTTACTACCTGATATTGCAATTTCACCTGCAACAGTAGAAAAAGTATGTATAGCAACAACACGATTAACTGTGGGTACAGGATTAGATCCATCACCCTCACCACCTAATGTTACTGTTGGTGCATCTACAAATCTAAATCCTGTTATAATTGCACCGTCACTACTTACGTTATGTGCTACTTTAATATTTGAAGCCATTTATATTCTCCATGTAATAAAGGAGGAGGTGACATAGTGCCACCCCCTCGCTCTTATTAAGAACCAGCACTTCCAAAGAAGCCACGCCAATCAGATACACCAAAGCTATATCGCTCTCGTGCCTTAAAGCGCAAGTTACCAGTATCAAAATCCGGCTCCATTTTTGTTTGAAGTGGAGAACGGACAAACATTTTTGTACCATTAGGTACATCAGTTTTAAAGAAGTACGAATTTGTATCCGTAAATCTACGATTAATAAAGTAACCTTCTGGAATCATTCCCAAGTGACGAGTAGCGTTTATAGCGTTCGTATTTGGGTTTGCCGCAGCAGCACTCGTTTGAGTGTTACCGGGGCTTGCCAAGATACGATCTGCAATCGCCCAAGTTTCAACAGGAACATGAAGTGAAATACAACTTGCACCTATAAGTATTCCACGATCATCTTTGATCTTTTGAATACTGGTAAGTGCTGTTTCAATAGTTGCTTCCGTAAGATCAGCTGCCGCAAGAAGGTTAGACTGATTACCATCAGAGATTGTGGGGTGTGCAGCAGAGAAGAATGCAGCACCATCACCAATGGTGTCAGAAAAACCGTTATTGAAAAGATTAGCAGCTTTCACTTGTTTGGTATTTGCCATTGCACGAGCAAGGCCACGAGCACGAAGCTTGGCAAACGAATCATATAGATTGTCTTCCATTGCTTCTTCTGTGACAGCGAAGGCAAGAGCTACAGTCTCGTGTGTATAACGAGCTGTAAAGCTTTCTTGTGCATTGTCAAAACTAATAGTTGCGCCTTCACCCTTTACAGGTGCAGTACCAAAACCAGTGAAGAGTACTTCCTCTTCAAAAGCACGATCTGAATTTTCAGTTTCATAGAGAGGTGCGTGTTCATCGTTTACCTCTCCATACTCCATTCCGAATACAGCATTTAGACCCGGAAGGAGTTGTTTGCTAATACTAGCTCTATTAATAGCCATAATAAACCCTCCTTATTAAGCCGATGATGCCGTAGCAGTTACAAAACGATCACGGTGATGATTCAACCAAACTTCAAGAATTGGTTTTGCATCATCGCTACCTTCATCTGGGAACTTAGCTCGTCCAATGGCACGAACAGCAGCAGCAGATTCAACACCAGATGCACCATCAAGATAGTAACTGGATTGACCTGTTGTTGTGTTACCACTAGAAGCTGTTGAGCTAACGGTCACATTGTAGTTTTTAACAACTAGCAACTCAGCCGCAGAAACGGTAAGAGATGCTTGAATGTAATAAGTCTGATCAGGATCAGTTATTACAAAAAATTTAATGTCCGTGGCTGAAACCGTACCCGGCCAAAAACGTGAGAACTTTTGTTCTCCATTTTCAACATACTGACAACCCATGAAAACCCCTGAAGGTTTTAGAGTTGCAGCAATAAATGGTGATATAGTAGCAAAGTTAGCACCCGGTAAAACCACTGGATCACCAGTAAAGATTTTATTTGTGGGGCTACCTGTCATACCAGTTGAGGTAATCTCAATGGTATCAGTTACAGCTTCACTATTATAGTTACCACCTTTTTTACGAGCAGGAATGAAACCACGAAATGCTGCGGTACTAGACATGTTTCATTCTCCTTAATTAAATATAAAGACAGTCAGTCCTGAAAGGATGGTTGTCTGCCTTTGGTTGTAACAGAACGGCTAGTATTTGAAATAGGCATACGAGAATCAGAATTTCTCATAAGTTGTGCATTAACTGCATCCATCATGTTATTAGCTTTATCTTCGTAAAATTTCTGTCTAGCCTTTGCTTTTCCTGCTGGTATCTTAGCAAGGGCTAAGTCTCCACGACTTACTGTGCCTTGATACCTGCCACCCTCTTTCACGACAGAGGACAAAGCCATTTCAGGTACTTCTTCAGGATCAACAAACACCCAACCTTCTTGTTGTTTTTTACCAACATTAATATAGTCGTCTTGACCTTGAAGGGAGACTCGTATCCAACGTAATGCCATTTGTTCTTGATCAAACCTCTGCTGTACAGCTTCAGGAATATCAAGAGCATTTGGTTCTTCAAATGTCCATTGTTCTTCTCTCACTGAATTTTCTCTTTGACTTTTAGTACGTGATTCATTTCGTGTCATATTTTCCTCCACGCTATCTTATATCTGTATATTCGCCATCAGCCTGAGTAACTTTCATTTTCTCAGCAGCGTATTGTTCAAGTGGTATATTCCATTTATTAGCAAGCCTTACGTCTTCTTTTGAAAGCTTAACTTTTTTACTAGAGGTTGGAGATGAGCGTGAACTCCCCGACACCACTTGAGCAGGTTGCTTCGTGTTATCCTGCACACGTTGCGAAGTTTGACCAAAAGCCGTTTCCAACCTCTTATCAATTTCTTCGTAAAATTCGTCACCATTAGGATCATATCCTTCATTCTTTAATTCTGCATCTAATGCTAATGCAGCAGCAGTTTTAATTGTATCTTTACCAAACCATTCATTTTCTTCAGCCCACTCTTGAGCTTTAGGATCTACAGTTTGAGCCTGTTGTTGCTGTTGAACTTGTGGTTGTACTTGTTCTTGTTCTTGTTGTTTAGCTTGTCTTTCAACTCTATTCTTCCAATTTTTTATAGCTTTTAATTCAGTTTTAGCTTCTAATAAAGCTTCTTGTGCAGCTAAAGATTTATCTTTATCTCCAGATTCAAAAGCTTCAAGATAAGACTGTCTAGCAAGTTCAACTGTTCTTTCTAAGTTTTGTTCATTAGTATTAATACTTGAGCTTGTAACTTGTACTAAATCATCAGATTTAGTTTTTAAACTATCTTGTAACTCTTTATTTTGTGCTAATAATTTTTCAATTTGTTCTTCACGTTCTTTACGTTGTCGTATAAGTTGTTTAATTCTTTTTTCAGCACCTTTAGTTTTAATACCTTCTAATTCTTTAGGTTTTTCTTTAACTTCTTCTTCTTGAGGTGCAGTTTCAATAACCTCTTCTTTTGGTTTTTCTTCTACAGCTTCAAGAACTTCTTCTTCTTCACCTTCTACTTCAAATTCTATTTTATTTTCTTCTTCTTTAGATGGGACTTCGATTGTATCCCAACCTTCATTTTGATCACTCATTATTTTCTCCGTTAGTCACGATCTAAACGATTACGTTTTTTTTCTTTATACTATTATAACATATAAATACCAATCTCACAAATTAATCTGATCCTCTTGTTAAATTAAATGTAGGATCAAGATCTTTTGGATCAGGAACTCTCATACTAATCTGATCATCAAATAAAAGTATTAGACGAACACCTTTATAAAAAAGCTTTGTTCCAGTATGTTTTCCATAGCATACATAGTCTCCTACTTTACACCATGCTCCATTTGGAAACTTATCTTTTTCACAATATGCTAAATCTCCTATTGCAATTACTTTACCAACTGTGGTAAGATATGACATATCTTCTCTTGTTGAATCAGGAATAAATATACCACCTTTAGTTTTGCTTTTTACTGAGGTTGGACGAACCAAGACATGATAGCCCGGTAACTCAGGTAAAGGTGATGGATCAAGTTTTTCTTCTGGATCAGTAATCCATAAATCATTTTTTAATGCCCCGCCCATTTGTACTTGTTGCATGTTATTCGTCATCCTCCATGTGTAGACGTTTTTTGTAAATTGAAGTTAAGTTATCTCTAGCCCATTGTATACCAACAATAGAGCCAACAACTTGTCTGTAGTGTGAATAGTCTTCAGCCATACCATCGCCAAGACTATTTTGAAGTTTACCTATTTCTTTATTAAACTCTAAAACTATTTCATCCCATATATCCATTACGGTTTAAGCGTTCCTTTCTCCTCACCTTTCCAAGAATAATCATCCCATTTATTAAGTGCTGAACGAATATTACGTCCACCAGTTATATCTTGAGCATATGCATCACCAAAACTTTTATCAGTTTCTTTAACATTCTCAGGATAGCCTTTACCTTTCTGCATCATTTCTAATCTCCGTCATTTGTTGATTTGCTACTTTTAACATATTTTCAATAGTTGTTTGATCTATTTCTTTTTTATCTTCCATTTGTTTTTTTAACATCTCTGATATATATTTAGCTAATTCTTTTCTTTGATCAAGATCTATTTTACTTTCTTCTATTTGTATTTTAGCTTGTAGCTCTGCCTCTTTAATTGCTTCTTTAGATTCTCTAGTAAGTTGAGCTTGTTGTTCTCTAGATTTTGATTGGCCTGTAGATTTAAGCATATCTATTAACTGACCAGTTTCTTTTATTTCAAGCTCTTTATTTTTAAGCTGTAATTCTGCTGCATCACTAGCTGTATCAGCTTGTAGTTTTTGTTTTTCAAGTTCTACTTTTGCTTGTTCAAGTGCTACAAGTTGTTGTTCTGGAGATTGAGCCATACCCATTGCTTGATTTGCACTGAGAACTTGTTGTGCAGCTTGAGCCATTACAACTTCTATTACAGAAGGATTCTGTGCTTGTTTTGGTGGAATTTGTTGCATTAACTGTTGAGTTACACCACTTACTTGCTCTTGATATTTCATAATAGAATGTTCTTGAATATTAGCTTGTAAGATTGGAGCAATACGTTCCATCACTGGATTAGCACCATTTTGAGGATCTTGTAGATATGCCATTTTTATTTGAATATGTGCATCATGATTTTGACCGGGAAAAGCTGCAATAGGTACACCTTTAGTTGCTGCCATAATATCAGATACAGGATCAAGTTGTTGAGGCTCAATCTTTGGTGGAAGTATCTGATCTATATTAGGCATATTAGCTGCATTTAATATTGTACGATTAAGTGCTTCAAGATTAAACATTCCCGGTGGAGACTGTTGTGCCATCTGTAATGCCATATTAGCCATCATCATACGGTGAGCGTTAGATGGAATATTAGGATCAGATACAGGTAGAATATCTATACGACCATCGAAATCTTTTTTAAATATACTACGAGATTCATAAGGAACATCATATGGATATTCTATTGGTAGATAATCAAAATCAATACGTGCTAATATTCTAAATTCATCTTTTTGTGTTTTATGTAATCTTTTATGTACCGCACTAAAGAATTTACTTGATGCTTCTAGTAGTGCCATAGTTGTTCCGACAGGTCCATAGGAGGCAGCATCAGAGATAACTTGCTCTGTGCTATCTGCAAACTTCTGACCAGCAGCAGTTACAAAATTTAACATCTGGAATAGAGTAGAGGAAGGCTCTTTGTAGGGGAGAGGAATAATAGCCTTTGATAAGTCTATACCAGTTGCTTCAACCTCCTTGAACTCACCGGGTGATATAGGATCATTGTCACCAACCATCCTTACACCTTTGGCCTTAAATCCTCCCGGTAAATTAGCAAACTGTCCTGCATCTATTAGGGATCGCATTGCAGCAGTTGCTGACATAGTGAGATTACCAAGAAAATGTATAAGACCAAATCCGTAGAAACCAAAGCCGGGTACAAATCTATAATGGACAAAATGATTTATCTTCTCCTTATTTGTATCGTTCTCCTTATAGTTTCTACGAATACTTAGTACCTGTCGAGAATTTTTTTCAACAGTTACAATATATGGAAGAAGCTCATCTTCTTCTTCTATATCTAAATAACAATGTTGTTCTAGTAGAACATATTGTGGATCATTATCTGAGGAAGGAGACAAACCAATAATAGTATCTATCTTTTCTCCAAAATCAGTTATAGTTCCCATAGAAGGTTCTGGTAGATCAACATCTTCATAAACACCAGCCCTAATATCTCTTTGTATTTCTACAGGACTACGATAAATTAAATGTGTATATCTATCTGCATTACTAAGATCAGTAGCATAATAAGATACATAAAACTGATCTATAGGTATAAACTCTGATTTAGGACGTTTAACTGTAGCATCGTAATACATTTTTTTAAATGCAGAACCAATTAAAGGAAGATGGAACAACATTCTTTCAAACTCATCAAAGTACTCTGGCATTTGCTCAGTAAGTTGATAATTCATAAAGTTCTGAACACGATTAGCTTGTAGTTCTTTTTCTTGTGTAGCTTGTCCTATGATCTGTGTTTTAACAGGACCACTTGAAGGAAATAATTCATTAGATGCTTTAGATTGAAACTTAACAGCAGATTCAATAAGAAGAGGGTGAACTGCTGTACATGCACCTTCAAATGGTTCTGATCCTTGTTCTAACTTTAATCCTAAAAGATCAAAGCCTCGTTCAAACATAGACTCCCACTCTTGTCTAGAGTCTTTATCTGCTTCAAAGTTTTCAACAACAGTATTAGCTATATCAGCTAGATCTTCATCATCTAATTCTGCTACTATATTACCAAACCATTCAGCAACAGAACCTTTAGCTTCCATCTCTGCATTTTCTGTAAAGTCTACAATAACACCACCATCATCTTCTACTTCAAAGGTAGCATTTAAATTATCTTCCATAGCAGCTTCAGGAACTACTTTTACATTTTCTTCTTGAGGTATTTGCTCAAGTGGATTTTGTTCTACAGCCATATTTTATTATTCCATTATTAATATTCTATTTCTTCAGGAAAAGCACTATCACGAGTATCTATAGTTAATGCTCCTCCAGTAATAGGATTATCTACTACTCTTAAACCACCTTCTAAATTTATTTCATTAAAAACTTCTTCAATAGCTTGTTTTATAGATTTTCCTTCTTTCACTTTTTTCTCTACTTCATTTTTTTCTGAAGTAGTTAAATTTTTAACAGCTTCTTGAAAATCTATAGATGCTGTTATATCACCTGTAAGTGATTTAGTAATTCCTTTTCCAAAAGGACTATCAATAAAAGGTTGTTCTCTATCTAATAAAGTTTTTCTTAAAGCACCACCGGGTAATTTAGAATCACCAATTAATATATCTCTTATTATACCTTGTGGTGTTAAAGATGTTAAGCCTGTATAAAAATCAGAACTTAGTTTACCAAGATCGCCTAAACCTTGACCTATTTGACTAAGACCAAAAGTAAAAGCATCCATACCACCAGTATAGCTTGGAGTTTGAGTTTCAGGATCATAACCTACTTCAACATTTAATCCTCGTGTAATAGCTTGTCTTTGTAAATCTTTTGCAAGTTCTATATCTATAGGATCTAATCCAGCAAGTCTATTTTCTACATCACGATCTGATTCTTGAAACTTATTAAAAAGACTAGATGCAAAATCATCTTCAAGATCAAATTTATCTTGTTCATATTGGTCCTGTGCTTGTTCTGTAGATGGGCCAGTTTGATCTCCTCTATAGCCACCTGTTTCGTGAACATCATAATTATTATCATCAGTTGTATTTTGATTAGAACTACTATTACTAGAACTACTATTACTAGAACCACCATTAGATCTAGCAATAATAGGTAATCCTATTAAACCACCTTTAGCTTTTCCTCCACCTGTTGATCTTTTAATTATAGGTGAATATTCTACATTTTTTTTATCATCTATAGGAGTAAAGTCTTCAT